TTCCTGTCAAACCGCCAACTGAAGTTTTGATTGAGCGAAAGAAAACGCTGCATGAGCAGATTGAAAGCGACAGGATCAGAGCAGAAGCACTTGCAAAATTGGCTGCAATGAAAAAGCAATACGCAAAATGACCCACTATGAAGCAAACAGAATTCTTGATCGGGTCAGAGAAGGCCAGCAATTTAGCCACTTTGTCATTACAAAAGCGCTTGAACTTACGGGAGACTATGAGACAAACGGAAGCATTGGAATGGATCAGGCGATTCAAAAAGAAAGCGCTGGAGGAAGGCAGGGGGGAAGCCCAATACTGGTGGCAGCAGACTTTGGCAGACATTGCCAAGAGGCGAGGCCAAGCAGCTGCTGACGACTTACGCAAACACATGAATGAGCAGAAAGACAAAAAATGAGATATGCCGCCCGTGTTGACGCAAATCAAGAGCAGATAGTTTTAGCCTTGAGAAGCGCTGGCGCTTATGTATGGATCATTGGCTTGCCTGTTGACTTATTGGTTGGGTTTCGTGGTCACACATTTCTGGTGGAGATCAAAAGTACGTCTAAAAAGCGTTTTACGGGTTTACAAGCCGATTTCTTTGAAAATTGGTCTGGTAGTACCTTGGCAAGAATAGACAGTCCAGAGGCGGCTTTACGCATGATTGGAGTTATCAAATGAAAAACACTTGGACTTGGGTTATTTCTTTTTTAATAGCGTTTTGGTCTCTAGTGGTTTATTTTGTGAGGACTTATGATTTTTAGCCTACATAACAGTCAACAGGCCCATACAGTTTTAAAAGACTTATGGCCCAAGATTAAAGAATCTTTGCAAGCTGGCAAACAATTACGCTTGGAAGTTAAAAAAGCCACTCGAAGCACAGACCAGAACGATATGTTTCATGCCCTGATAGACAAGGTTTATAAGGCCATGAAGGTGGTTGGGTCAACGTGGTCAGCGGACGATTGGAAGCGCCTTTTGATTGATCAATGGGCGCATGAGACAAACCGCAAGATCGGCAAGGTTGCACCAAGCCTAGACGGTGAAAGAGTTGTCCAGTTAGGACTTCAAAGCCACAAATTCACGGTTGAGGAAGGCTCAGAGTTTATTGAGTGGCTATTGTGTTGGATGGCAAACAAAGGAATTGAAGCATGAACTTTAACCAGGGTGAACTGGTGGACAGTCTTATTGAAGATTTGCTCTACACAATCAACAAATACGATGAGTCCCTTTACATGGCGACAATCATTGGGGCTTTGGAATTAGTCAAACTTCAGTTAATTTACGAAGGAATTGAGGATAAAAATGATGTGTCCCGTCTGTAAAACACGGCATAACAAAGTTTTGGACACTAGGGCAAACCCTGAGTTTATCCTTAGAAGACGATTATGCGATAACGGGCATAAATACTTAACCAGAGAATACGCAATAACCGATGACACAATATTTGAAGCATCAATATGTGAGAAGCCAGAAACTCCTAAAGCTAGTAGCAAATTTAGCTTGTCAAAGTTGTGGCATAGATAACGGGGTTCAGGCGGCACACGCAAATTGGGGTGCGGGTAAAGGTAAAGGGATTAAGGCTGACGATAATTGCGTGGCGGCTCTTTGCCTTCAATGCCACTACAAAATTGACCAAGGCGCACATTTAAGCAAAGACGAGCGCAAAAAGATGTGGCTTGAGGCTCATGTAGCAACCGTGGAGAATTTGTGTAATCAGGGCAAATGGCCTCTTGACATCCCCATTCCAGACACCGCACAATGGGCCTGACAAGGTTGCCATTGATTTTGTCCTTATGGGGGTTTAATTCCCCCATCTTTTTTGTTATAGTGCAATTATGGAAAAAAATGCCGAAGTTGCCGAGTTTGTAGCTACGCTGTTTCACAGCGGGACGATTACCCATTTTCAGCATTTACAGACACGGGAATACGCAACCCACAAGGCTTTGGGCAAGTTTTATCCCGCCATTGTTGATTTAGCAGACCAGTTGGCTGAAAGCTATCAAGGGCGCTACAACACAAGAATGAAGAAGTTTCCTGATGAGTTGCACCAGCCACAGGAAACCCCAACCGAGTACCTGACACAACTGAAATCGTTTGTTCAGGAAGCCCGTCAAGAAATCCCCCAAGATACAGAGCTGCAAAACATCGTTGATGAAATTGCTGATCTGATCAATTCAACCTTGTATTTACTTACCCTTAAATAGGAATCATCATGGCAAACATGGACAAAAACCAACCCGCTGGTTATGGCAATAAAGTAACATTGCCTGGCAACCCTGCCGCTGACATGAAATCTGGCGAACAAGGAAGTGCTAAAAAGAATATTCCTAACGCCATGACTAATGCAACTGGCAAAGATTGCAGTTTTGAAGGCGGCAAAATGAGTGGTGTTTGCTACACTCACGGTCGTAAGTCTTACCAATAATGGCTATCCCGCTGTCCAGCATGATGGCAGCGGGGCAACCAAGCCCCAACCCTGGCATGACCAGGGCATCTGCATTAATGCCGCCATCTGAGCCTCAAATGGTTGATCCATTTGAACAGGCTTACTTTGCACGTTTAAATAATCAGTATTTGCAATTAGTTGACGAATACAACGCCAATCCTGAATCTAAGGGTGGACGGGTTATCAATACCGATGTGGCCCGTGAGATGTCCCCTGATTACAGGGAAGACCGCACCAGATCGGCAAATGTTCACGAACCATCAAGCGCTTTTATGAAGCGTCTTTATGCTGACAAATTAGCCAATCCAACACCCAAAGGCAAAGACAACACGGTTGTTTTTAGTGCTGGCGGCACAGGAGCTGGTAAAACAACTGCATTAGATTTGCTTGAAGCTGTCGATCCAGCGCTTAAAAACGCTGAAATGATTTACGACACAAACATGAATAAGTTTGAATCTGCCGACAAAAAGATCAAACAGGCATTGGATGCCAAGCGTAAAGTTCGTATTCTTTACACATATCGTGACCCAGCCGAAGCATTAGAAAATGGTGCTTTGTCCAGAGCGCACAGAATGGAAAAAGAAAAGGGATCAGGCAGAACCGTCCCTATTACTGAACATTTGCGGACTCACATTGGTGCTAGACAAGTCATTGAGCAATTGCAAAAGAAATACAAGAACAACCCCAAAGTAAACATTCAAATTGTTGACAATTCGTTGGGCAGAGGAAAAGCACAAGCAAGCCAGCTTGACAAGCTACCTAAACTAAGCGAGAATGAAGTGAAAAGGAGGTTATATGAGACTCTTGAACGAGTTAGGGCCAACGGAATCAACGGAGAGCGCTTATCCGATTCCATCTACCGAGGAACGCTTGGTCAGCCCCGCTGAACATCGAGAACTTAGGCGTTTTGAAGCTGAGAACAAAGGTTTGGCAGAAAGACTAGCTGCTGGACTCAACAAATCTGTTTTAGCGGAAGATGCCAAAAATGTCCGATAACTGCGGTAATTGCCGATTTTTTAGGAATCAGCAAATCATGGGTATTTGCAGACGTTACCCTGAACAACAAAACAAACACCATACCGATTGGTGCGGACAGCACGAAAAGGGAATCGTTGATGTTGTTAAACTGCCTGTTTACGACATCATGACTGATCAAACCACAGAGGTTTCTGTTCCTGTAAAGAAAAAGCCAGGGAGACCCAAGAAATGCTAAATCCATTGCGTGACCGTGTTGTGGTCAAGCCACAGGTTAGAAATCTGTCAGACATTATTTATGTCAACAACAAAGAACCCTTTAACGAGGGTACTGTTGTCGCCATTGGCCCAAAGGTTTACGATGTAAAGGTCGGAGACTTCATCAAGTACGGCAATGGGGATTACCTTAACTGGCCCACAGAGAAAATTGATGGGCAAGATTACCAAATCATTCAAGAAGCCGATATTTGTGCTGTCGTGGAGGAATAATCATGGCAAAGCACGACAAGCCCATTTCGCACAAGACCACAGGCAAGGGTAAAACCTACAATCCTACGGAAAAAGGTGCGGGAATGACCGCTAAAGGTCGTGCCGAATACAATGCAAAGAACAATGCAAATTTAAAACCGCCTGCCCCCAATCCAAAAACTAAAGCAGATGCTGGTCGTAAAGCCAGTTTTTGCGCTAGGATGGAGGGGGTAGTTAAAAACGCCAAAGGCCCAGCGGAACGAGCCAAGGCATCCCTCAAAAACTGGAACTGTTAAAGGAATATCATGTCAAACTCAGTAGCAACAGGCGTAGCCTATTCTGACCCCGAATTTACAACTTGCTATGCAAGCTCAGAAATTGGTTATGCAACTGCCGCACAAGGCACAGTAACCCAACTCACCGACAAATCAACAGGCGTGACTTTAAACAAGTCTGCTGGTCAAATTACCATGAACAATGCTTCATTGGCGGCTGGCACAACTGTTTTGTTCACTTTGACAAACAGCACTTTGTCTGCAAAAGACGTTTTAATTGTAAATGTGGGAAGTGGTGGCACATCAGGCGCTTATTGGCCTTACGTTGCAAACGTAGCCGCTGGATCAGCCGTAATCGGTCTTTACAACAACACCGCTGGCGCATTGGGTGAGGCTGTTGTTATCAACTATGCAATTATTCACAGTGCTTCATAAAGAAGCCATTGAAAAGCGCTTAGAAGAACTCCAAGCGCAAGCTAGGCAACAAGAAACAGTCCTGTTTCAACTCTCTGGGATGATTCAGGACTGCCACTATTGGCTAAGTGAAATCCAAAAGGAGAAGGCAAATGCCCCTGATAGCGTCAATGACCCCGAAGGCACTTAGAGCCAATATCAAAAAAGAGATAGAAGCTGGCAAGCCGCCCAAACAAGCGGTGGCTATTGCTTACTCTGTTCAGCGGGAAGCCAAAGAGGGCAAAAAGCCCACTTCAAAGAAGTCCAAGAAGTAATGACCCAAACAACCGAAAAACGCCCTGTTGGTCGCCCATCCCTCTACGATCCAAAGTATTGTGAGGAAGTGATTGCCTTGGGCAAAATCGGTAAAAGCGTTGAACAAATTGCTTCTAGGTTAGGGTTTTCCCTACGCACAATGTATGAATGGCGTGATGTCCATCCTGAGTTTTTGCACGCCTTGGAGGAAGCCAAGCAACATGAGTTAGCTTGGTGGGAAGATCAAGCCGATGCTTACATGGTGGAGACCAAGGATGGCCCACGTTTAAATGCGACTTTGTGGTCACGTTCAATGGCTGCACGATTCCCCAAGAAGTACCGTGAGAGCGTCAAGCAAGAGATCACAGGCGCTGATGGCTCACCTTTGTTGTCAGGCATCCAAGTTAGCTTTGTGAAGCCCGAATGAGCAATTTAGCCAATGCGATTGCAAAGGCAGAGTTTCCCGTTAAGTTGGAAGGTCTGTTTCAAAAGAGCCGCTACAAGGTTCTTTATGGTGGACGAGGCGGGGCTAAGAGTTGGGGAATAGCGAGAGCGCTATTGATCAAAGGCGCAAAAGACCCAATCCGCATACTGTGCGCCCGTGAGTTTCAAACATCCATCAAAGACTCAGTTCACAAGTTATTGTGTGACCAGATCGAAAGTCTTGGCCTACTGAGTTTCTATGAGATCACCCAAAACAGCATCAGAGGCAAAAACGGCACAGAGTTTGCCTTTGTTGGCCTAAAGAACAATGTCTCAAACATCAAGTCCTATGAGGGGGTTGATATTTGTTGGGTAGAGGAAGCACAGACAACCAGCCGCCTATCGTGGAACATCCTGATTCCAACCATCCGTAAGGAAGGCTCAGAGATATGGATCAGCTTTAACCCTGAGTTAGAGACAGACGAGACTTATCAAAGATTTGTGGCAATTCCCCCCGCTGACTGCATCACCATGAAGGTGAACTGGTACGACAACCCTTGGTTTCCCGAAACCCTTAAACTTGAGAAAGACTCCCTTAAGATAAGGGATGAGGAAGCCTATAACCAAGTTTGGGAAGGTTTGTGTCGTCAAACGGTGGATGGGGCTATCTTTGCCAAAGAAATGCAACAGGCCGAGAAAGAGGGACGCATTACCCGTGTTCCTTATGACGCTACAAAGCCCGTCCATGCGGTTTTTGACCTTGGGTGGTCAGATAGCACCGCCATTTGGTTTTTGCAGTTCATAGGCATGGAAACACGCCTTATTCGATACATTGAAGACAGTCAAAAGACCATCAGCTATTACATGGCAACAATGCAGACGTTTGGGTATGTCTATGACACCATCTGGCTTCCGCACGATGCAGAGAATAAAACGTTGGCAGCAGCTGGTCGGTCAATCGATGACATCGTAAGGGCGGCAGGGTACAAGACTCAAATCTTGCCAAAAGTGCCAATCGTGGACTCAATCAATGCGGCTAGGACAATATTCCCAAGTTGTTGGTTTGATCGGGAACACGCAGCAGACGGGCTTTCTTGTCTCAGGCATTACCGTTATGAGGTTGATCCAGACACGGGGCAGTTCAGTCGAAGCCCATTGCACGATCATTATTCACACGGTGCAGATGCTTTCAGATACATTGCACTTATGATTAAAGAGCCAACAAAGCGTAAGAAATCAGCACAAATTGCCAATGTTGGCAGTTGGATGAGCTAGTGAGATAATAATCTCAGCATGAATATAAAGGTCTAACTATGGCTTACCAAGACGAAACAGGCGCAAACTCAAAGATCAACGAGGCGATCAAGTTCTGGCGCTTGGTCAATGATTCTGATTCTACAAACCGAGCCGAAGCCTTACAAGATGTAAAGTTTGCCGCTGGCGATCAATGGCCTGTAGAGATTCAAAACTCACGCAATCTTGAATCCCGCCCTTGTTTGACCATCAACAAGATTGATGCGTACATCCGTCAAGTGACAAACCAACAAAGGATGCAACGCCCCCGCATCAAAGTTCACCCTGTGAATAACTTGGCTGATTACAAGATTGCCCAAGTGATCGAGGGAATTACCCGTCACATTGAAGTGAACTCCAATGCTGATACAGCCTATGACACCGCCTTTGACTACGCAGTGCGGATGGGTTGGGGTTACTGGCGAGTGAACACCCGTTACACACGGGAAGATTCGTTTGATCAGGAAATCTACATTGATACGATTGATAATCCTTTCACTGTTTACTTTGACCCCAATTCAGTCCTCCCCGATGGTTCAGACGCAGAACGATGCCTGATTACTACGGTGATGGACAAGAAGATATTTAGGGAAAGTTACCCAGGCGCTGACGATGGGGCTAACTTTCAACAACGTTCCACAGGCGATGACACAGCCGCATGGATCACCAAAGAGGACATTCGAGTTGCCGAATACTTCTGGATTGAGCGTGAACGAGCCAAACTTTATTTGTTGAGCGATGGCACTTCAGGCTTTGCCGACTCAGAAAACTTTTTTGCCCGTGTTGAGGCTTCTGGTTTGACCGTAATTGATGAGCGTAATAGTTTCCGCAAGGCGGTAAAGTGGATTAAATGCACCGCTATGGAAGTCTTGGAAGAAAAGACTATGGCGGGTAAGTACATTCCCGTAGTCCCTTGCTATGGCGCACAAGTCATTGTGGATGACAAGCGCAAGAAATACGGTTTGGTAAGGTTTGCCAAAGACCCACAACGGATGTACAACTTCTGGCGCACATCCATGACCGAGAGCGTAGCACTTGCACCTAAAGCCAAGTGGCTGCTTGCAGAAGGTCAGGACGAGGGTCACGAGAACGAATGGGCAATGGCTAACATCAAGTCAACGCCTGTTCTGAGATACAAACAAAAGGACATTGAAGGGCAACCCGCCCCAACTCCTACACGTTTACAGCCAGAAGCACCTCCTACAGGCATTATGGAAGCCGCTGGCGCTATTTCCGCAGACTTGCAGATGGTTTTGGGCATCCTTGACCCTAATCAATTGCCCTCTGGAAACATCTCAGGCAAGGCTTTACAAGGCCAACAGAACCAAGTTGATCTGTCGAATTACCACTTCTACGACAACATGACCCGTTCCATTAGGCACACGGGCAAAATCATCTTGGATTTGATTCCTTACATTTATGACACTCAGCGAGTGATGCGAATCATTGGCTCAGATGGTCAACCAGATATGACCACAATCAATGAAAAGAACGAAATTGGTGAAGTTCTTAACGATGTGACGGTGGGTGAGTACGATGTGGTGATGGACACAGGCCCAGGCTTCCAATCCAAGCGTCAACAAGCCGTAGAAAGCATGATGCCGCTACTCACAGGCAATGCGGAATTGTTCAATATTGCGGGTGATTTGGTGTTTAGGAATATGGACTTCCCTGGTGCAGATGTAATCGCAGACCGCCTTGCCGCCATGAATCCGTTGGCTAATATTGACGAGAAATCCAATATTCCTCCTGAAGTTCAGATGAAATTGGCTCAGTCTCAGCAGACCATTGAGCAGCTCCAGCAACAACTTCAGGCGGCTGGCCTTGAAATCAACAATCGGGCGCAAGTGGCTCAGATCAAAGAGGAAGGAGCAACTAAGCGCAAACTCATGGATGTCACCGCAAGGGCGCATAACACCGAGACAATGGCAGAAGTCAGGGTCAACGATCAAAATACTAGATCAATTACTTCTCAGAACAAAACTGAGATTGATGCCCTGGTCAAAATGCTTATTGCAAGAATGTCACCCAATGAATTGTTGGCTGAAATTGACCGCTTAAATGCTGAACAACAGCAATATGCCCAATTTGCCGCCCAAGACATTAGCCAAGGGGCTAACCCACTTATTCAACCGATGCAACAATGATTAAGACCGCAACTGGCTTTATCAGGTGGTGGTTAGGCATTGTAAAATTTGCCGCCATTACCTTGCCGCCATTTGGCATTTACATTTTGGTTGAGCGAATCAATGATGAACGCTTGATTAAGCATGAAATGAAACATTGGGAGCAATATCAGAAAATGGGCTTTTTTAAGTTCTATTTGTTTTATGCTTGGTACAGCTTACGTTATGGATACACCAATAATCCAATGGAAATTGAGGCTAGAAAAGCCGAATGTTGACACGCAATGAATAAGGGTAAATAATTACCCAAACCTTACCTGTGAGGCTCACAGGGAAAATTCTTAGGGAAACCTATGTCAGAAGTTCAGGAAGCACCGCAAGTGCAACCAAAGGTCTCCACTACGGTGGTGACAAGTGAAAATTTAGCCGAATTTAACGCTAAGAGAATGGGTTTAGCTGATTCAAAGCCTAGCGAGGCTGCACCTAGTGCAGAGCCGCCACAGGTTGATAATGGGCAGAGTGAACCAGTTGAAGCGTCAGAGGAAGCGACAACGACAGAGGATCGAAAACGAAATCCTAAGTTGGAGATACGGTTTGAAAAGATAACCAAGCAACGTGAAGAAGCTAGGCAAGAAGCCCAGCGGGAACGTGAAGCAAGGGAATCTTTAGAAGCCAAGGTTAGGGAACTAGAAGGCAGAAATCAGCCCCAAAAGGTTGAAGCGTCCGAAGAACCCAGACCAGAGCAGTTTACCGATATGTATGAATATGCGAAAGCATTGACAGATTATCGGGTTGATCAGCGATTAGGTGAGGAAAAGCAAAAGGAAGTTCAGGCAAAGGTAGAGGCTCAAAGGCAAGAAGTGATTAACACTTGGGCCAAGCGAGTTGAATCTGCTAAATCTGAGATGCCAGATTTTGAGAATATGGTTGGGTCTGCCGATGTTGTCGTAAGCAACGAAGTGCGGGACGCAATCTTTGAATCAGATGTTGGCCCTCGAATCCTGTACCACTTAGCTGAGAATCCCGAGATAGCTGAGAAACTGCAAGGCATGACAGTCACATCCGCATTGAGAACTATTGGGAAATTGGAGGCGCAGTTTGAAAAAGCCGAGCCTCAGACAAAGACTGTTGTTGGGAAAAGTAAAGCGCCAGCACCGATCAACCCGATCAGGTCTGCGGCTAATGGGCGTGATGTGAATCTAACTTCCGATGGAAATTTTCATGGTTCATATCAGGCTTGGAAAGCGGCTAGACTTGCAGGGCGAATCCGCTGACATAAACCCATTCTTTTAAGGAAATAAAATGAGCAATAATCTGCTTACTATCTCCATGATCACCAACGAAGCGTTGATGGTCTTGGAAAACGAGTTGACCTTCTCTAGCGAAGTAGACCGTAATTATGATGATCAATTCGCTGTTTCAGGCGCAAAGATCGGTAACACATTGAACGTCCGTAGACCAGGCCGTTTCATTGGTACATCTGGCCCAGCGCTGAATGTGGAAGACTTTAACGAGACTTCAGTTCCCGTTACTTTGTCCACTCAGTTCCACGTTGACACTCAGTTCACAACACAAGACTTGGCTCTGTCCTTGGATATGTTCTCTGACCGTGTGTTGAAGCCCGCTGTTGCAGCTGTTGCCAATAAGATCGACTTTGACGGTCTGACAATGGCTAAGAACAACACAGCCAATATCGTTGGTACTGCTGGTAGCCCTCCTACATCCTTGCTCACCTACTTGACCGCTGGTGCGTATTTGGACGCTGAAGGCGCACCCCGTGATGGTCGTAGGTCTTGCATCGTTGAGCCTTTCACAGGCGCAACCATTGTGGACAGCTTGAAAGGTTTGTTTGTTCCTTCCGATATTATCGGCAAGCAATACCAAAAAGGCATGATGGGCCGTGACTCTGCTGGTATGAACTGGAAGATGGATCAGAACGTGGTGAACCAAACATTTGGTTCATACTCTACTGCTACATTGGCCTGTGCTACCACTACCGCTACTGGATTTTTGGCAACTGGTTGGGCTTCAACGTCTACTATTGCATTGACTGCTACAACCGCTACCGCTGGTTTGAAGCAAGGCGATGTGATCCAGATCGCTGGAATTTATGCAGCTAACCCCCAGAATCGTAGCGCATACGGCTCTGGCAAATTGCGTAACTTTGTTGTGACTGCTGATGTGACTGTTGCCACTTCTGGTACTACTTCCGTTGTTGTCAGCCCCGCTGTCATCACAGGTGGTCAGTTCCAAAACGTAGTTGTGACTTCTACAAGCGCAACCGCTGTTGTGACTCCATTCAACAACACAGGTACTGTGTCACCACAGAACATCGTGATGCACAAAAATGCGTTCACTTTGGCTACGGCTGACTTGGAATTGCCTGATGGCGTTGTGTTCGCTGGTCGTGCAAGCGACAAGGAACTTGGCCTGTCAATGCGTGTGGTTCGTCAATATACAATTAACAACGATTCGATCCCAACTCGTGTCGATGTCTTGTATGGCTGGGCCCCTCTATACCCCGAACTCGCTTGCCGAGTTGCGGCTTAATTAACTAAGAAAGGAAACGCATCATGGCTAATCCAGGCGCAGCTAGTACATCTACAAATCACCCCAGTAACTTGGCAACCAATCAGGCTTTACGCTTGATTGCATCCGCACAAGGTGTCAACCTTAATGCTGTTGCAGACACTATTGCCCCCATTTTGGGAGCAGGAAATGTCAGCGTTCAGAGCATTATTGTTGCCAATGCAAGCACCAGTTTGACAACTGCACAACTTGCAGTTTATACAGGCGCAGGAGCAACTGGAACTGCCGTTAAATCAGCTTATGCTTTGTCGGGTAATAACTCGACAACCGCAGTAGTTGTGACAGCGGCAACCTCTACCGCATCAATTACAGGATCACCCTTGTATATTCGTTGCACAACAGCTCAAGGCGCTGCCGCAACCGCTGATATTTTTATCTACGGTTATGACCTGAGTTTCTTGCCTTAATTTGGCATGAAATAATTGAAAAGGCTACCCCCAAAAGGGGTGGCTTTTTCTTTTTATAAGCCTATAATTTGTTAAACCTATTGAGGAATAAAAATGTCAACTGTGAACGCATTTTCACCCAAAGGGCAAACGTATCTTGTAACTACGTCTGATGTTCAAGTCAAGACACAAGATAACGTCAATGCTGTTTCTTACCGTATTCGCAATTTATCCACTAGCACAGCTTATTTTGGATGGAAACCAGCCGATCCAACTGGTGCGACTGTAGCTATTGGAACGGTTACAACTCCAACAGCGGGAAGTCCATCACAGAACGTAATTGGAATGTTTCCTGAATCTGTTGAAGTTTTCACTTTGCCTCCAAATGTTTGGTTTAAATCTGCTACTGCTAATGCTTTTGAAGTCATAGCGGGTGAAGGCATCTAAATGATTCGGGGTCTTGGAATCCGAATGTATCGTTTCAAGTGTACGCTTGGGGCGGGTCATGTATTTGGCTATCTTTTGCAAGAAGACGGATTTAGTTTATTGCAAGAAAATGGTGACCAAATTGTCTTGGAGTAATAAATGAATGTAAATATTTCAGCATTTGGTGGCGTAGGATGGCAATTCTTTGACAACAATGGTGTTCCCCTTGCTGGCGGGAAAATCTACACCTATCAAGCTACAACCACAACGCCACAGGCGACTTATACAACAAGCGCAGGGAATATCGCCCATACAAATCCAATCATTTTAGATTCATCAGGCCGAGTGCCTAGTGGTGAAATTTGGCTTCTGATGGGTTTTTCTTATAAGTTTGTTCTCAAGACTTCTGCGGATGTTTTGATTGCAACTTATGACAATATTTTTGGTACTGGTGGACGGACTGCCTATGTGGATAATTTCACAGGCACAGGCAGTCAAGTTAATTTCACGTTAACAGCCGCCCCCACAGATGAGAACAATACACAAGTCTATGTTAATGGCGTTTATCAACAAAAGAACACATTTTCTTTAAGTGGCACAACGCTGACATTCTCAACTGCACCGCCTTACACATCAACGATTGAAGTGACTTATTTCTAAGGAATCATCATGGCAGATAAAAAGATTAGCGCCCTAACCAGTGCAACAGCACCCCTAGCAGGGACTGAAGTATTACCTATTGTTCAATCTAGTACAACGGTAAAAGTTGCCGTGAGTGACTTGACCGCTGGACGGGCAGTTAGTGCAACTCAATACACATCTACAATTGCAACGGGAACAGCACCTTTGGTTATAGCAAGCACAACCAATGTTGCTAACTTGAACGCGAGTAGTTTAAATGGTGCTACTTTTGCCGCACCAGGTGCGATTGGCGGGACTACTCCCGCAGCAGTTACATCCACCTCGTTTACATCCACTAGTGGCAATACTACTGCGCTGTCTACAACAACTACCGGTACGGGTGTTATTAACCTTGGCCCAGCCGTCCCATCTGCTGATGGGGTTGGTTCGTTCATTATGCGGAACACCAATACTTACCGCAACTGGAAGTTTGGTCACAACCTGACAGCGGCAAGTAGATTTGAATTTATACCTTCTACAGCGAATGGCGGTACTACATTTTCTACTGCCGCATTTCAAATTGATGGTCCTACGGGTAATGTGTATATTACTTCAGGAAACTTACTTATTAACGGTGTGGGTAAAGGTGTTACCGTAACAAGTCCAGACGGATTAACTACCAAAACTATCACGATAAATAACGCTGGTGCAATTACGCTAGTTTAAGGAATCATTATGTCTCTCACTAAAGTTTCCTATTCAATGATTACTGGCGCTCCGGTTTCGGTTGATGATTTTATTCCCGCTGGTACTAATACTGAAACGACAGACGTATCAACTTACATTGCACTAGCGATTGCGGCAATGCCAAGCAGTTACCAAGGTACATTGCAGTTTACTGGTGGAAAAGCATATAACATTGGGTCTGGTGCTGTTGGAGTGCTAATCAACAAGTCAATGGTCATTGAAGGCAACGGGGCTTTGCTTTTATATGATTCGTCTGCAACAGGACGAGCAGTAAGAGTTAATGCAAATTTTGTTTACGCCAGCAATTTGACAATTTCAAAACCTACATTTTCTACCACCAACACAGGCGCATTGACTGGTACTGGATTGGAGCTTATTGGTACTGGTTCTCAAGGAACGCTAAAGTGTATTTTTAGAAATATTAGCATTACAGGATATGCTTACGGAACGGTGCTTTCCTCTGAAGGTGTTGGAGTTTCCTACATTGATTTCTATTCTCACCGAGTCCGATTCTGTAAATACGGCATGGTGTTCGATGCGACAGATTCTGTCAACTCATTCTGCACAGGAGTTAATGTATATGGTGGAGAAATTTCTCTAGGTGGGTACTCAACTGTAACAGGCTCACGTTGCATTGATATACGAAATAGCACTACATACACAACAACCAACGGCATCAACTTTTACGGAACCATCGTAGAGGGTCAGTGGGAACGCAAATTGCGTTGTGAAGGCATCAATAATTCGTTTAATAACTTGTATTGGGAGCAACCAACAGGCGGCACTGACATTGAATTTGTAAATAACGGCACATCAGGCCAATTGAGCAAAAATAACATCATTGTTGCCGGAAATAATCTAAGCGCACAAGTTATTG